GGTCGGCGATCGCCTTTGCTTCTTCAAGGTCGGCGGCGAGGGCGATGACGACCCATTCCCCTTTGGAGGTCTTCCTGTATTTTGCTGGAGTCGCCGGGACTAAGATGTTAAGCCCAAGCTTGGTCTTTGCGATGGTATTTGTGGTCATGTGTCAATTATACAGACAGATGGACGGTTGTCAAGTAATTAGACAAAGAGCCTTTTACCCTAACTGGTTAAAGGCTTCTCGCCTGCGGTGGCAGCACGCCACGAACATTTAAAGCACCGCCCGGTGAAACGCCGGTTATTTTAACCCCCAAAAGTTAGGCGGGCCTATGCGAACACACCTAATCATCCCAGACACACAAGCCAAATCTGGGGTACCAACCGATCACCTGCGGTGGATTGGTGCTTACATAGTAGAACGCCAACCGGACGTGATCGTACACATCGGTGACCATGCTGACATGCCCAGCCTGTCATCCTACGATGTGGGTAAACGGTCATTTGAGGGACGCCGGTACACTGACGACATTGAAGCGGCAAACGAAGCGTTCGATCTGTTGTGCGCCCCGATGGAAACTTACAACCGTCGCCGTAAACCTGAGAAGCAATACAACCCGGAGCTGCATTTGACGCTCGGGAACCATGAGAACCGCATCAACAGGGTAACAGACGATGACCCTAAACTTCACGGGCTTATCAGCACCGACGATCTGAATTATGGTTCTCACGGTTTTACCGTTCACCCGTTCCTCGTCCCGGTTGATATTGATGGTGTGTGGTACGCCCATTATTGGGCTGCAAATATGACTGGTAGGGCGCTCGGCGGTTCCGCCTTGAGCAGACTTACCAAGATAGGTCACAGCTTCGTAATGGGGCATCAGCAGACGTTGGACTATGCGATGCGGTTCCTGCCCGGTTCCGGTCAACAACAGTTCGGTTTGGTTGCCGGGGCCTGCTATTTACACGACGAGGATTACAAGGGGCCGCAAGGTAACGCCCATTGGCGGGGTGTGGTGGTTTTGCACCAAGTGGAGAACGGTAGTGCCGACGCCATGTTTGTTTCTTTGGACTACCTCTGTCGACGTTATGAAGGGGTCAGTCTCGCTAAGTTCACAACCCGCCGCAGGAGGCACCGATGAGATCACAGGATTGGGAATCTACTTCCGCTGAGGCGGCACGGTTAGTGTTCGGTGATCGTGGCGCAACATACGATCATCCGGCGGTTGATTACAAACGTACCGCCGACCTGTTTGCCACCATGACAGGTGTTGAACTGTCAGTACCAGAGGCAGTTGCGTTCATGGTGTGCGTTAAACTGTCCCGTATCAGTGCTGCGTTGACTCACGATTTCCCTGCACGTGTGGTACGTGATTCGATCGTGGACGCCGCCGGATACCTGGACTGCATGTTTGGGGTGTGGCCGGAAGACGGTTACGACGACCTCGATGAGTGACGAGCTGTGGGGTTGGTTGCTGGTTGTCGCAGAGTTTGTTGGTATCGCAGCCATGTCGCTGCTGGTCGGTAGGCGTAAATTGTGGTGGGGTTGGCTTGTAGTTTTCGTGTGCGTGTCCGTACCATGGTTGGCATACTCTGTTACAACCGCCCGCTGGTCGTTTCTTGTTCTGTCCATCTTTTGGGCCGCCGTACATCTCAGCAACGCACATCAGTGGAGGAGCAACCGTGACATGTATAGTGGGTCTTCAACATGCTTGCGGTGTGACAATCGGCGGTGACGCTGCCGCTGTTGAAGGCGACCGCATCGCTGCTTACAGTACCCCCAAAGTGTTTACGGTAGGCCCGTTCCTTATCGGATTCTGTGACTCGTTCAGGATGGGGCAACTGTTAGCGCACCGGCTCACAGTGCCACCGCAACGGCACGAAACAGATCTCGAATATTTGGCCACCACATTTGTTGACGCTGTACGCAAACTGTTCATCCGTCACGGATTTCATCGCACCAACACCGACAATGAAGAAATCGGTGGCGTCTTTTTGCTCGGATACCGCGGCCAGTTGTACGCCATAGACGAGGACTACCATGTGGGCCGGTACGTGTCCGGCTACGAAGCGCTCGGGGTCGGTGCTGACTTCGCTTTGGGCTCACTGTTCTCCACTATCGGTGCACCGCAAGCCCGCGTCAACCAGGCGTTACACGCTTCCACTTTTCACTCCACCTCTGTTTGTCCACCGTTCACCGTCATCACCCAGAACTCTTAAGGAGATTCACCATGTTTACTGTTCAGTTCATTAAGTCCGCCATCGAGCGCGCAATCAAAACCGTTGCGCAAGCTTTGATAGCGGTGATTGCTGCGTCCTCGTTTGACTGGGTGACCGCAGACCCGAAGGCGATCGCGGCCACCGCCGCGACCGCCGGTGCCCTGTCGTTACTCACGTCGATTGCATCTGAGGGTATCGGCCCGAAGGCTTCACCGTCTTTGGTTTCCGATCAACATCCCGTTGGTCCTCCAGTCTGAGTTTTCTCCAGCCATAACGCCGGCCCCCTGCACCGGCGATTAGGAAGCGCTTCGATGCTTTGACGTCGAACCTCCAACACATGATATGGCTGGTAGTAAGCAAGAAGCCCCCACCTAATATGGTGGGGGCTTCTTCGCGTCTAAATGGCGGTTCCTTCCACACGCCCACCATATAGCCCCTTATCTTCGATTTAAGCGAAGGAAACGGCCAGCAACAACCGTAGTTGTCTAGAACCCCGCAGACCGTCACAGGGCCACACAGGGGGCGATGCTGGATCATGGTGGTATGCGGGGTTAATGGTGGGTGGTTGACAGTTTCTCGTTACGCTAACCTGTCAAGAACGGGGCGACCTAAAACAAAAGACTTGACACGGACCGTTGGGGGTGTATCGTTCTCGTGTAGCCAAACTACAAGGGGAAAAAATGCGAGCTAACGACAGCACCGAAAACTCGGCAGAACAAGCATACCAGGACGCTTGCGACATCGCAGACGCCAAAGAATTAGAAGTTGGCGCAAAGCTTACCGCAGCCGCCGAAGAACCGAAAGCGTGCGAACGCTGCGGGTGCGAACAATGACCGCCACGATGCTGGTCTGTTTTAGGTGCGGGGCAAAGTTCGGGGACACCACCAATGCCACAGCGGTAGTGGAACTGTGGACCGATCATACATGTAACACAAGGGAGAACAATGACCACCAAAGGTAAGATTGCGGCCGGTATCATCCTGGCCATCGCATTCATTGTCGCATCGGTTGTTATCGAGTTTGCGGCACGCTCACGTGTTGTGGGTGAAGTGTCCGTGATGGCCGTCATTTTAGGGCTAATCGCTTTCGGACTATGGCACCTGTTCCGGCTGATAGACAGCCGCATAGAATGAGAGACGACCTGTTCGCTTTCGCCGCCATATGTGTGACGGTTGCCACAATGATGGCGGTGGTCTTAATGATCTCAAAGGGACTTTACTGATATGGCGCACCCCAACAAGATTAAAGGCAACGGCTTCGAACGGCTCGTACGCGACTTCCTTGCCGCCGGTGGCATCCCAGCCGACCGCATCCCCGCCGGCGCCACCATCGACCGTGGTGACATCTGGGTGCCAGGCAACACCATCCAATGCAAAAACGTTCGCCTCCTCGCCCTACCGTCATGGTGGAAAGACACACTCGACCAAACAGCAGCCAACAACCACCGGTTCGGGTGGATCGTTCACAAACGGCACGGAACCACAGACCCAGCCAAACAGTGGGTCACAACCGACCTAACCCAACTACGAGCCGTCCTATCGGAGCTGATCAAATGAGCGAACTTATCTCAACCCAACTACGCACAGCTGCGCTCGAAGAAGACCCAGACCGATCGCTGTTGATGACCGCAGCCGACGTGATCGACGAACTGTTTCACGAACGCAACCAGGCGCTCAGTTTAGTCTCATCGTTAGAAGCAGAAAACCAGTATCTGAAAGCGGCAACACGATCATGAGATGGCAACGACGTTTGCTGAAGGAACAAACAGAGATCATTATGCAGCTGCGCAGGGAAGCGGTCGTGGCACAATCGTCGCTAATATGGTTGTCGCAGGCGCTCACCGATTACCGTGAGGATAAGATTATTTGGCAAAGCATGGCGTTAAACACCGCAGACTTTTTTGAGGCACGACGCAAACACCTGATGGGGGAAGAATGATGAAAACTGAATGGCGTGAACTTGCAGCATGCAAAGGGGACACTGCGATCATGTACCCGCCACGAGGAAACTACGGTGCGTTACGGCAAGCACTCGACATGTGCGCATCGTGTCCTGTGACATCACAATGCTTGGACTTTGCTTTAGAGTTTGATGAAACGGAAGGCATCTGGGGTGGCACCTCAGGGCGCCAACGACGTGACCTTCGAAAAACAAAAACGAGGCAACTCAACGAAGCCATGACACGCGGCCATGGTATTATTGCCACCTACCGTGCCGGCTGTCGCTGCGAGATGTGTAGTCTTGCCGCCGACCGGTTAGGACGCCGCCGACTACTAGGAATCGTTGCAACAGCCCGTTGAGCGCGATGAGTAGACTAGCCGTAAGTATGCTAGAACAAAACAAGACAGGGGAAACAACAATGATTGACACAACAATCAACACACCGCAGGTACGTCGAGACCAGTGGGGCCGTTACAAAGTGTTGCCGCCGGCCGGCAGCAAACCGGAGGGTTACACTCGGGCCACCACTATCGCTAAAACCCTTGATGATGGTTCCGGATTAATCGGGTGGGGTAAACGGATGGTGGCTCTCGGCCTGTCCGGGCGCCCAGACCTAGTGGCTTTGGTGGGTGCCACCGACGACACCGACAAAAAAGAACTTGACAAGATTTGTGAGCGTGCCGCCGAAGCAGGCGGTGCCACCATCCGCCGTGATTTAGGAACAGCGTTACATGCAATGCTCGAAAACTCGTGGACTATTGATGGGTACACGGCGCCGGCACCGTACACGGCAGACGTTGCCGCCGTACACCAGGCACTCAAAAACGCTGGGTTGACCGTGCTTGAGAACATGACAGAACGCATGATAGTCAACGACCATTACAAAATAGCGGGCACCTTTGATCTGATCCTCACCGACGGCAACACCAACTACATCTCAGACATCAAAACCGGGTCATCGTTGATGGGAGCCCTCGCGTTCTCCATCCAGCTGGCCATCTACGCCGGTGCCGACAACCTTTACACTCAAGGAGCAGCCGCCGACGGATCCGATGACATCCGTGAACCCATGCCACAGCTCGACGATACGCGCGGGGTTATTATTCATGTGCAACCGGCATCCGGTAAATGTGACCTGCACTGGATCGACCTCGACCAGGGGCTTGAGGCTCTTGAGGTGGCGATAGATGTGCGAGGGATACGCAAAGCCAAAGTGCTATCTAGGGTGGAACCGTCAGACCCGCTCGTGTTCGCACAAGTAGACAACATTTTTCCGGGCACCGTCACCGTTCAGTATGTGACAGAGGAGTGGCGAGACTGGGTGCGCCCTCGCATCGCCGCCATCATCGCTGCCGGCGGTGCCGCCGACATGGTCAGGGAATGGCCACCGGACGTGCCCACACTCAAAGAGGAAAAACCGATCACCGAAGGTGAAGGTGACGCCATCGAAGAAAAAGTGTGCTTCGTTGAGAAAATGTTTGGTATCCCGTTTCCGGAACCTGCACCGGGTGTAGATTACGCACCAGAACGGTTACCGGAACCCGTGCAACGTGTGACCATTGATGAGGGTCGTGACATTCCTGACCGTTGGGTTATCGAACTAAACAACAGGGCCAACATGTTGACACCGGTGGGGCGTGAATGGTTGATAGCCATATTGGGTTTGGCAGATGTGGCGAAGCTGCCTATTCGGATGAGCGGCGCCGGCGGTCGGGCAACCGATCGGCGTCTGCTCATCTGTAACTCGATTGTTGAAATGGCCGACCACGCTGACGACCAGTTGGCACGGGCGATCATCACCCAGGCGACCGGCACACACACCGGCGGCCATGACCTTGGTACCCTGTTCGGGCAGCTTGATTTCACTGAGTCACAAAATGTGCAACGGGTAGCGGCAGCCGTGAACACTGGTATTCTTACCGCCACATGGCATGACGATCATGTGACATTAGCGGGCAACTTTTCGGTGAACACCGAAACACAAAAAAACAAATGAAAGCAGGGAAAACTAATGATTGATTCCACAATCCTCGCAGATTCCAACTCGGGCGCAGCCTGCAAATGGAACGAGGTGGGCGACGTGCGCAAAGTTATTGTTGCCACCGCCACCAAAAAGCAGGCCACCGACATGGACGGTCGACCAGCGTTCTGGGATGACGGGCAACACAAAGAGCAGGTAGTGATTGCTGGTGTTGACCCGGACACCGGTGACGACTGCACCATGTACCTCAAATGGTGGGGTGGAACGAAACGTGCGTTCGTTGTCGCTATGGCAGGCAAAAGTTTGGAAGTTGGTGGCACGTTCGCTATGCAATGGACCGGTGAAGAACCCTCCAAAACTAAGGGGTTCAATCCGGCTAAAACGTGGACGGCACAATACGCGCCACCCGCCAATGTTGCGCTTGCCAGCAACGACCTGATTTAACCAGTCGCGCCGACCGCCACAAAAAGTGGTTTTCGTCGGCTGCGAATGTGGGGTGCACCAGTTCTTCCCCTTGGCTGGTGCACCCCACGCCCCACACAACCCGAAGGACTCGACGTGTCAAAAATCCACCTACACATCACATACAGACCCAAAGAAAAGGTGTTTGTTTTAGAAGCAGTCCACGGGGCTGACCGTGTGCAGTTGGCCGCCGAACCCATCGAAGCTGACATAGTTGCCATAGCCCGCAAAATTTCCGCCGACTGCGGGGTGCCAATCGGATGACCGACGACAGGTACGCCACCATCCTAAAACTTTTCGATGAATGGTCCGCCAAAGCACCAAACACTGATCGGGCACTAATCCTTGCAGCACAACAACTCGACACGATCACACTGGTATCAAAGTCTTTGGCGAACGCCGCACGACAAGCACTCGCCGTTGGTGAACTGACGGCACCAGTACGACACCAGCTCGCAGCAGCATTGTTCCAATTTGAGGAACAAACGAAATGAGCCAACACTGGTACTGCCCAACATGTAATGACGTTTACAAGGCAGCCTTACCAGCTCAAGCGGTCCTCTGTGAGCGTTGCACCAAAAGGAAGCGAGGCGTTTCACAATGGATGAAACCTCAAGACTAATGGCAGGAATCGTCACCATCATTATTCTGCTTGCATTATCGGTTATTATTGGAAGGTGCTCAATCCCATCGTGGGCGAGCACTGTCACACAGGAAGTGCCCTACGCCGGTTTCTCGATCGACGTAGTAGGTGACGGGTTGGATCTCAGCGCGGCCGCAGGGGTCGTTGCTGAAATCGAAACCTGGCTATCACAACAAACCACGACGACGCGGGCCGTAACATCTACGTTACGTAATACCGTAACATCATCACCCGGTTCTGACAGGTGGGACCAGTTAGCCCAATGTGAAACCGGAGGGAACTGGGCTGCTAATACAGGCAACGGGTTTGGAGGCGGGTTGCAGTTCGCCCACCAAACGTCATGGTCTACTTGGTTGTCGTATGGTGGCGGCGGGTACGCTGCGCACCCGTGGGAAGCAACCCGAGACCAG